GTGAGAGGTTTATGCGTATCAACGGGGATGACGTCCTCTTTCCAGCTAATGATACAGAGTATTCGTTATGGAAGGCAAAGACTCGGAATGTAGGTCTCAAGTTTTCACTTGGGAAGAACTACTACTCCGAACACTTGGCTCTCATTAATAGTGAATTCTTTGTACCCAACGGGAAAGACTGGACCCCAATGAAGGTTCCGAATCTCGGCCTCATGGGCTATCAGTATGAAATGATAGACCGTGATACCGGGGTTCAGATTCTTCCTTGGGACCAGTATGGCGCTATTTGGACTGCCTTTGAGAAGACATTAGATCCGGGAATGTGGAAGCCGGGTTTCTCTCTGTTCAAACGTCGGTACCCTGTTCTTGAAAAGTTCAGGGGCCCGGTGTTCGGACCGAGAGAGTTGGGCTGTCTAGGGGGTAAGGTTCCAGAAGATTTTGAGTATTCGCGTACCGAAAGAATGTGGATGAGCGCGCATCAACAGGGTCTCTTCAATTTCCGTGATGGAGTCATGACTGATTACTCTCGTATTCAGACAGTCTTCCAACAGAAGCTGAAGGGGTGGAGTCAAGGTGTCCTGGGAGACCTCCAATATGGAGTTCCTCCCAGTAGCCAAACACTTCCTCCGATTGATGTGTTCCCAGATCCATTCTCTAGGTGTGGTGGTCACGGTAACAGGATCATGGTCTGTCGACGATGGTTGGTTAAACCAACTTCATTGAAGAAGATCAGGATCTTCGGGGAAAGGAGGTGGCGTCGCTTCCTCAAGGAGACTGGTTTTAACCAGGTCCTTGGGGGAGAGGCACTATCTTCTGTCCTCGGAAACTGCTACAGTAGCCAACGGCGATTCTGGTATAGAGAGGGTCTATATCGGGAGTTAGGAGACATGGTGGGCATTGAGGATATCCATTTGCTATTCCGGGAGTCTTAGCCAGTATGGTGAGATCAGAGACCTGAGAGGCTCCGTCCCAACGCAAAGGTCCAGCTTCGGCTGAACGAATTATAAACAAATGGATCCTAGGACAAGTAAGGTGGTGAAGAAATCAAAGAGGACGCGATCTACCAAGTCGAAGTCACTATCATCGACTCTGACATCTGCTCCTGCCGCGATGAGCGTCAGGTCCACATATCAGGGTCCAAAGATACAACCTACAACCCGAGGCGCGATTGTTGAGAATTGTGAGAGTATTCTCACTCTTACCAGCAATCTCGTCCCTGATACAGAGCAGGTTGGAGCGGTCGAGCTTAGCGCCCGATCTTCCAATTTGCCCTGGCTCAACCAGATGGGAGCACTCTACAGTAAGTACCGTGTACTGTCAATGGCAGTCACGTACGAGCCGTATTGCGCTACCACCGTGGGGGGTCAGATGGTTATGGCCTTGGTCTACGATGAGAATGATAGCGACGTGGGAAATCTGTCGGCTAATAGGA